CAGCGTCACCGTGGTTTACATTAGCATTTAGAGATAGTGAACTATCCCAAGATGACGAAGCTCAAGAGTGGTTAGATAGTGTTACTGAAGATATGTACACGGCATTTAACCGATCCAACTTTCAACAAGAAGTACAAGAACTGTATCAAGATTTAATATCGTTTGGTACATCAGCTATGTTTGTATCAGCCGATGAAAAAAGCATGGTACGTTTTAATACTAGACACATTAAAGAAATATACATTGCTGAAAACGAAAGAGGACAAGTTGATACGGTCTTTAGATTATTTACTATTTCCGCTAGAGCTGCGGTAAATCTATTTGGTGAAAACAATGTTGGTGCTGCTATCTTAAATAAATTTAAACAAGATGTGTATGCCGATGTAGATTTATTACATGTGGTTATGCCACGAGATGGCTATGACGAATCTAAACAAGATGCACAAAACATGCCGTTTAAATCTTGTTACTTAGATCCAAATGACGTTCACATGATTAGTGAAGGTGGCTTCCGTGAGTTCCCTTATGTTGTGCCAAGATACCTCAAAGCTAGTTATGAGATCTATGGTCGGTCACCATCAATGAATGCTTTACCTGATGTTAAGATGCTTAACAAAATGTCAGAGGTTGCTATCAAGGCTGGACAAAAACAAATTGATCCACCGTTAATGATACCTGATGATGGTTTTATGTTACCTATTAGAACTGTGCCTGGTGGCTTAAACTTTTATCGTTCAGGTAGTCGTGATCGAATTGAACCATTGAACATTGGAGCAAATAATCCAATAACACTAAATATGATTCAAGACCGTCAGCTAGCGGTACAAAAAACATTTTATGTCGATCAGCTGTTAACTTCACAAGGTGGCAACATGACCGCTACTGAAGTTTTACAACGTAACGAAGAAAAAATGAGATTGCTTGGACCAGTGCTAGGTCGATTACAATCAGAGTTATTACAACCATTAATAGAACGAGTTTATAAAATATTAGAACGTCAAGGTGTATTTAAACCAGCACCAGAGATACTAGCTCAACAAGATGTGGAGATCGAATATGTTAGCCCACTTGCCAAAGCCCAAAAATCTGGTGACTTAAATACCGTTATGCGTGGCGTTGAAATCTTTGGAGCTATGTCACAGTTTGCTCCAGTATTAGATTATCTAGATACTGACGGTTTAGCTAAGTATGTACAAAAAGTATTAGGCTTACCAGCTGCCGTTATGAAATCAGATGCCCAGGTTCAACAACTAAGAAATGAACGACAACAACAACAACAAGCCCAAGCCGAACAAGAGCAACAAATGCAACAAGCTGAAGCCGCTGGTGCGGCTGCTCCGATGGTGAAGGCTATACAATAAGGAGAAAACTATGGTGGATGAGCAACAAAATCCTAACCAAGAAGATCAACAAGAAAAGATCAATCAGTTGGTAACTGATTACAAAACAACTTTTGGTACTGAGAATGGTGCAAGAGTATTAACTGATTTGCAAAATCGATGTCACATGTTTAACACGACTAATGTTAAAGGTGATGCTCATGAGAGTGCTTTTAACGAAGGACAACGAGCTGCAATATTATTTATAACCCAAATGATGAATAGGAAAATATAATGGAAATTTTAAATTATTTAAAAAAAGCACGAGAACTATGGCTAGCTTTAAAATCTAAATGGAAAGCTCTCAGTGTAATAGCAGCTATAATTATAATTTATTTAATCATAACATAAGGAGACTACTATGTCAGAAGATCAGGTAACGGCTGGTGAACAGCAAAGTCAACCGTCTGAAACAACTGCAAGTCCAGAACCAGTAGCAGAAGCTACTTGGAGAGACAGTTTACCAGACGATATAAAAGGTAATACTTCATTAGAAAAATTTAGTGACGTATCAACATTAGCCAAAAGCTACATCAACGCTGAGTCAATGATTGGCAAAGATAAGATGATAGTGCCAGGTGCTAATACTACTGAAGATGAATGGAACGATATTTATACCAAACTTGGTAGACCATCGACACCAAATGAATATAATCTAGAACTAGCTTTGCAAGAAGGTGAAGTTGCTGATGACCAACTGTTTGCATCGTTTAAAGATGCAGCACACAAGAATGGGTTATCACCCCAACAAGCTCAAGGCATTTTAGATTATTATAATAGCATCAGCACACAAAGTTTAAACGAACAAAGTAATGCTGGTGTGTTAGCTCAAGAACAAAGCTCACGAGAGCTGCGTGAAGAATGGGGTCGTAGTTATGATGACAACTTATCTAAAGCATCACAAATAGGTAAACAATACTTAGGTGAAGATGCGTTCCAACTGCAAATGGCAGATGGTTCTATGCTAGGTGATAATGCTACTTTGATAAAAGGTTTAGCAAAATTAGCTATGGTCATGTCAGAAGATACGCTTGTGGGAGATAAAGACTCTGTTACAAGTAACGCTGGTGTGCAACAACAATTAAATGATTTAACCAAACAAGGTAGTGCATATTGGAATAAGCAAGATCCAAACCACGATGCTACCGTACAAAAAGTTTATGCTTTAAGACAAGTTCTTACAGGCTAAAATATTTAGAACAACTGCTAGTCAGCTCTAAGTGACGATAGGGAAAGACCCATCACCTACCAGGTGTAAAATGCAAGCCAACCCTTTACAGGATAATTGACTGTAATCAAAACTTTATTAACTTAAACCACGAAAGGACTTATAATGAGTTCAGAAATCACAACTTCATTTGTAGAACAGTATTCTTCAAATGTTGCTATGCTTGCACAACAAATGGGTAGCCGTTTGCGTGCAGCAGTTGATGTGGAAACAATCACTGGAAAGAATGCATTTTTTGACCAAGTTGGCGTAACAGCTGCTGTTCAAAGAACATCAAGACATGCGGACACTCCACAGATTGATACTCCACATTCAAGACGTAGAGTTAGTTTAGCCGATTACGAATGGGCTGACCTAATAGACGATCAAGATAAAGTAAGAATGTTAATCGATCCAACTTCTTCTTATGCAAAAGCTGCGGCTGCTGCAATGGGAAGATCAATGGATGATGTTATCATTGCTGCTTTAGGCGGATCAGCAGACACTGGAGAAACTGGATCAACTGCGGTTGCTCTACCTTCTACTAGTAAGTTTGCAACAGGACAACAATCTGATGGATTAACTATAGCTAAATTAATTGCAGCTAAAAAGTTTTTCGATCTTAATGACGTTGACCCTTCAATCCCTAGATTTATTGTAGCTGGTGCTACGCAGATGTCAGATCTGCTTGGTACTACTCAAGTTACTTCTAGTGATTTTAACACAGTCAAGGCTCTAGTTGCTGGTGACGTTGATACCTTCATGGGTTTCAAATTCATCATGTCAAATAGACTAGCTCTTGATGCAACAAATACGGATGATAGAAAAATCTTTGCTTTCACACAAGATGCTATCAAACTTGGCGTTGGTAAAGATATTACCGCTAAGATTGATGTGCGTGCTGACAAATCATATGCTACTCAAGTTTACACTTGCATGAGCATTGGTGCTGTTAGAATGGAAGAAAAGAAAGTTTTCCAAATTCCGTGTGACGAATAATAGATAGGAGAATAAATTATGGGTACTAAAAACTCAACTTTAGTGGCTAATTTTGAAGCTGTTCCACAGGTTCATAATAGTGCTGGACTTCTACATGGCGTTGTTCGTGTGGCACAAGGAACTATAGCTCTTGCTGCTGGTGATAGTGATGACAATGATATTGTTATGCTAGCACCAATACCAAGCAATGCTGTTGTGTCTCAAATATTTGTAGGTTCAGATACGCTTGGCGGATCTTGTACTTTCAATGTTGGGATTTACACAGCTGCTGGTGCAGTAGTAGACGAAGATTTATTTGCAAGTGCAGTAGCTGACGCTGGTGCAATGGCAGATGTTCGTTTCGAAGCTGCAAACATCAACACAGCTGGGCAGAAAATGCACACGCTTGCTGGTGATTCAGTAGATCCTGGTGGGTATTACTATATAGCTGCAACTATGCAAGCTGCTGGTGGTACTGCTGGTGATATGTCTTTCAACATTTTATATGTTGTTAACTAGACACTAAAACTATAAGGGCAGTCGTTATGCGGCTGTCCTTGTAATTTAATATTATTAAGGAAATTTATGACATCACAAGTTGGTATATGTAACGGAGCTTTGAATCAATTAGGAGCTTCAACCATATTAGCATTAAACGAAGACTCTAAGAATGCACGAGTGCTTAACCAAAGATACGATATGGTCCGTGATAAAGTATTTCGTGAGCATCCATGGAATTGTCTATTAAAAAGAGTTAGCCTGGCACAAGATACTGACAAACCAGCCTACGAATATACTAATCAATACACTCTACCTTCAGATTGTATTCGGGTATTAAAAACTTTTGAAATGAAAGATAATGTTGATTTCAAAGTAGAAGGTAGAAAAATATTAACCAATGCTACTACGGTAAAAATTTTATATGTAGCTAGAATTACAGACACGACACAATATGATACGTCATTAGTCGAAACTTTGTCAGCTGCTATTGCAGCCGATATAGCTTATGCCATTACTGGCTCAACTACTTTGTTGCAGTTAATGGAACAAAAATATTTAGAAAAATTAAAAGATGCTAGATTTGCTGATGCTACTGAAGGTATGCCAGATGAACTAGACGCAGACTTTCCATTTATTGCATCGAGGTTATAATGGCTCGATCTGCTTATGCATTTACTAATTTTACTGCTGGTGAACTATCACCTCGTATGGATGGTAGAACTGATTTAGAAAAATATTTCTTTGGCTGTAAGACTTTAGAAAACATGGTGGTACATCCCCATGGTTCTGCTAGTCGTAGACCTGGCACACGATTTGTGTCGGAAGCTAAAGACAGCAGCACTGCTAAAAGATTAATACCGTTTGAGTTCTCAACCACACAAACCTACATGCTAGAGTTTGGTAATTTATACGTTAGGTTTTATAAAGATAACGGTATCATTACTGAAACTGGCAAAACTATATCAGCTATTACCAAAGCTAATCCAGGTGTAGTTACAGCTAACTCTCATGGTTACTCTAATGGTGACTATGTTATCTTAGCTGGTATTGTGGGCATGACTGAACTGAATGGTCGACAATTTAAAGTGGCAAGTGTGTCAACCAACACGTTTGCGTTACAAGATACGGATGGCAATAATTTTAATACGTCAGCTTTAACTACTTACAGCTCTGCTGGTACAGCATTTCGTATTTATCAAATCACTACAACTTATGCTACGGCAGATCTATTTGAACTGAAGTATGCTCAATCTGCTGATGTCATGTACATTACGCATCCAACTTATCCTATCAAAAAACTTAGTCGTACTGGTCATACTGCTTGGAGTTTAACTACAGTAACATTAAACACAGGCACAAACTTTACTGTATCAGCTGTAACTAAAGCTAATCCTGGCGTAGTCACAACCTCAGCCGATCACGGTTATACTGAAGGTGATTTTATTACGTTTCGTGATATTGGTGGCATGACACAACTTGCTGACGGCACAGTATTTAAAGT